GTTATATTTACAGCGTGCGCGTGAGATGGGTGATGTGAGGGCTAGGCATCGTCGTGTGCGTGGTGATGCGGTGGTGAAGGTGTTGGCTGATTCGTTTGAGTCTGCTGATGGTGGTTTTTTGGGTTGGGATGATTTTAGGATGTTGTTGTGGGCTGGTCGTGATGTGCCGGCGACGTGGCGTACTGTGGTGAGGGTTGGGATTACTGATTGTCGGAAGCGTTTTGGTTTGGATATTGTGCATGATCGTGTGCGCAAGGGTTATAGGTTGGTGAGATGAGTTTTGATCTGAAGAAGTTTTATCGGTTTTGTGCGCAGTTACAGATTGAGACGAAGGAGAAGGGTCTTCAGCGTTTGGGTAATTTGTTGGGTACTCAGACGTATGTGATGGGTGAGATTGCGAAGGGTTTGGAGGATGGTGCGCACCATTATGTGATTTTGAAGGGTCGTCAGTTAGGGATAACTACGATTAGTTTAGCGTTGGATTTGTATTGGGTTTTTACGCATCCTGGGTTGGGTGCGACGTTAGTGACGGACACGGAGGAGAACCGTGAGATGTTCCGTTCGACGTTGGGTATGTATCACGAGCATTTGCCCAAGGAGTTTAAGATTCCTGTTGATGGGCATAATCGCAATCAGATGGTGTTGAGAAATCGGTCCCGGCTTTTTTATCAGGTGGCTGGTTTGAGGGCCAAAGGGAGCCTTGGGCGTGGTAAAGCCATCACTTATTTGCACGGTACGGAAACATCCTCGTGGGGTGATGAGGAGGGTTTGGCGAGTTTGTTGGCTTCGTTGGCTGAGACCAACCCCGACAGGTTGTATATGTTTGAGAGCACGGCGCGCGGCTTCAACATGTTCCATGATATGTATGTTACCGCCAAGCGTGCGCGGACGCAGCGTGCGATATTCTGTGGTTGGTGGCGGAATGAGTTTTATTCGTCGGACCCAGAATCGGCGGTGTACAAGACTTATTGGGATGGTCGATTGACGCCGGAGGAGCGTGAGTGGACGCGCGATATTAAGAAGTTGTATGGCGTGGAGATTAATTCGCGTCAGATGGCGTGGTGGCGTTGGAAGTTGGCCGAGGGGATACGTGATGATGCGTTGATGTATCAGGAGTTCCCGCCGACTGAGGACTATGCGTTTGTTATGACGGGTACGTCGTTTTTCAGTAATGCGCGTTGTACGGATGCGATGAAGGAGGCGAAGAAGGATGTGCCGGCGTATTATCGTTATGTGATGGGTGCGACGTTTGCGGATACTGAGGTCATTAAGTCTCAGGAGCGTTTAGCGACGTTGAAGATTTGGGAGGAACCCATTGATACGGCTTATTATGTCATTGGTGCGGACCCTGCTTACGGTTCTTCTGATTGGGCCGATAGGTTTTGTCTTTCTGTGTTTCGTGTTTACTCGGATGGGATGGAACAGGTTGCGGAGTTTGCTACGTCGGAGTTGAATACTTATCAGTTTGCTTGGGTTATTGCGCATTTGGCTGGTGCTTATCGGAACAGTACTTTGAATTTGGAGGTGAATGGTCCTGGGCAGGCGGTGATTAATGAGTTGCGGAATTTGAAGCGTCAGGCGGCGTCGTTGGGTGGGCCGCAGGGCAAGGACTTAATGAATGTGTTGGGTCACATGCAGAATTATATGTGGCGCAAGAATGATACGTTGGGCGGCGTGACTAACAGTATTGGTTGGTTGACTACGGGTCCGTCCAAGGAGCGGATGTTGAATTACATGAAGGATTACTTCGAGCGTGGGATGATGCGCGTTCGCAGTGTTGATACGATTGAGGAGATGAAGTCTATTGTGCGTGATGGCGGGTCTATTCAGGCTGGTGGTCGCGGCAAGGATGATCGTGTGATTGCGACGGCGTTGGCTTCGGCTGCTTATGCGGAGCAGTTGTGGCCGCGTTTGGTGCAGATGAAGGTTACGCGCGAGAACAACCGTGCGCAGGACAATATGCGTCCCGAGGATGTGCAGGGTTCGCGTGCGGTGAGTACGTATCTCAAGAGGATAGGGTTGTATTCATGACGCCGGAGAAGTTTGATCGTTATTTGCAGTTGGCACGTTCAACTGTTTATTCGGAGCCTGAAGATGGAAACTTCCACAACGCGCTTATCAAAGAAGCCGTGCGTGCATTTATCCCACTATTCGGTTTGCCGGATACTCCCTTCGTGCTTGATGCGGGATGTGGCCCCGGCGTCTTCATGGACGAAATGCGGAGTGCCGGCTTTTCCTCTCTCTGGGGAGTAACGTTGAGTGAGGAGGATGTTGCTGCGTGTCGTGCCAAGGGGCATGGGTGCACGCTGGGTGACATTTCTGACCTTGATGTACCCGGATGACACGGTGGATTTGGTTTGGTGTCGGCACGCGATTGAGCACAGCCCTTACCCGTTGTTCACGTTGTATGAGTTCAACCGGGTGTTGAAGGTTGGTGGTGGTTTGTATGTGGAGGTGCCGGCGCCTGCGTTGCCGCGTGGTCACGAATGGAACCCCAATCACTATTCGATCCTTGGGCCGCACATGTGGATTGCGTTGATGCAACGTGCCGGGTTTGAGGTTTTTGACACGCGCGAGATTAGGTTGGAGTTGCAGCAGGGGGACCAGAAGGTGCCGGAGTTGTTTTATGCGTTCATGGCGAAGAAATGTCGGTCTATAGCAAGCGCGAATTGAAGGAGCGCATGGGGCGCTTTATTGCTGACCCTAATCGCGGGATCAGTTTGACCTTGTTTTGTGAGTTGTGTGGGTTCAGTGAGCAAAGCCTGCGCAATATCTTTGTTAAGGGCACGGCTGATTTAAGTGAGGTGTATCAGATCAGAGTTAGTCGTGTGTTGAAATCGTGGGAAGACGGGGAGATTGCGGTCATGCAGGGCCGCTACAACACTCGTTTTGCCGAGTATCGTAAGCAGCCGCGTTTGCGTTTGGCCCGCAGTTGGGGGTTGAAGATGACCCCGGAGGGGTTGAAGGTGGATGCGCGGGTGCGGAATAAGGCTGATTATGGGGAACCGACCCTTTTGGAGCAGATGGAGGGAAACAAATGCCGATAAAACGGGACTATAAGTGCGAGGCGCATGGGTTTTTTGAGGCTTGGGAGGCGCAATGCCCCCATGGATGCCTTGATGGGATCATGATTGTCCATTTACAGGCGCCAAATTACATGTCTGACCGGACAAAAGGGGTCGATGGCACCCTGAAGGGGCTTGCCAAGGACTTTGACATGACGAATTTGAAGTCCACGCGGGAGGGTGAGCATCAAGAGGGGTATTTGACCCGGAATAATGCCCCGCAGCCCAAGGACCAGCCTCCGCAGACCCCGAGTGGGGTTATTTGGGGTGGTGGTGCCGGTTACAACATGCAGAATGTGCTTGCCGGCGGGGCCATTAAGTCGGTAAGGGGAGAAAGTGTTGGCTTTAACCCCAAGGATGCTGGTAATCTGTCTGGGCCGAAGCCGGCGTCGTATATGGCTGACCATGAGGGCCTGAAGATTAAGTCATGAGAATCCCAACCGAAGCCGTTGAACGCGAACGATTTTATCTTGACCTAGTCGAGAAGTGTTACGTGTCGCGTGACGAGCGGCGTGGGGATTATGCGAGCCTTCGCAGCTATTATTTGTTTGGGTCGGGTCCAAATGACAGCCCGGCCCACTTCAACAAGATTTATCCGCACATAGATCAGCTTGTGAGTTTTATGTACTCCGCTGATACGACGCGGTTTTCCATTAATCTTGGGGCGGCGGTGGATCAACAGGAGCACAACAAGGTTCCTGTTCTGACCCATTACCTTAATGACGAGTGGAACAATTCCAATGCGGATCAGGTCTTTGGCATTGGTCTGACTTGGGCGTTCGTTTACAACTGCGCTTACATCAAGTTGGTGCGCCGCAATCGCGGCATTACGCCTTACATGGTGGAGCCTGGGAACATTGGCGTTCTGCGTGAGGACGTGATGTACACGGACCGGCAGGAAGCCTTTGTGCATACTTATTACATCACTCGGTCTGACTTGGCGGCGCGGTTGTATTCGCACCCCAAGCGCCGGGATTTGATGAAGCGGATTACCGCGCAGAAGTACAAGCCGCAGGAAATCCCCAACGGCGTTGACAAGATCATCATGTCGGCGGTGGACCCGACCATTTACGGTAACGTCAACCTGGACTTGTCCGGCACCAATCGCATGAAGCCTGAAGTGGCTGAAGATACGATTGAGATGCGGGAGTTATATGTTTGGAACGACGAAACCAATGATTATCAAGTAGTTACCATCGCCGAGCCGGATGTGGTAATTTATGATCGCGCCAACGAAACCATGTTTATCAAGGGTGAGTTGCCGTTCATTCAGATTTGCCCAAACCCGATGCCGGACTATTACTGGGGTCAGTCTGAGGTTTCCCGCTTAGTTTATTTGCAGGACATGCGAAATAAACGAATGGCGGAAATCCTTGATTTGTTGTCAAAGCAAGTCTCTCCGCCGACGAGCCTGATGGGTTTCACCGGCATTTTGGATGAGAAGAACTTTGCGTTGAACCGTCCTGGCGGGTTGTTGTCCACGGATATGCCCAATGCCAAGGTTGAGCGTTTGGCGCCCAATATGCCGCAGGACTTGTTTAGGGAACTGAATGAAATTGACGCCATGTTTGCAGAGGCATCCGGCATATCCAGCGTGTTGTCAGGGCGGGGTGAGAGTGGCGTTCGCTCACAGGGACATGCTTCACAACTCGCGCGCCTGGGGTCGTCCCGCGCGAAGAAACGTGCTTTGGTGGTTGAGGATGCCCTCGAAAAGATGGCGACCCTGTACCTGAAGTGTATGCAGCAGGATGACACCACGGTTCTGAGTGGCGTTGACGGCTTGCGGTTTATCCCCGAGCAATTTACCAATGATTATGTGGTAAAGGTCGATGCTCACAGCAATTCTCCGATTTTCATGGAGGATTTGAGGTCATTGGCGTTCAACTTGTTCAAGGCGCAGGCGATTGACAAAGAAAGTCTGCTTGACTTGTTAGAGCCGCCCATGAAACAGTTGTTGAAGGATAAGCTGAAGAAGGCCGAGGTTAAGGGTCAGGAAGGGGCGCAAGCCCAACCCTCTGCCCCGCCGGCTTTGAAGAAGGTGTCGTGATGCAGAAGACGGTAACGCTTCGAGGGGATCAGCCCCGTGTAACCCAAGGCGAATTGTCTAGGGGTGAGGCGCCGGCTTCTTTGCAATATCGCGTGACTTCCGTCCGCTCTATGGATAACAATCGCTCCACACGCTCTGAAGGGCGTGAAGGAAGGAGGTGATTGTATGTACCGTGCAATGCGCAAGGCGCGTAAGACCCGCCGTTAATGCAGCAGTTTAGGGAAACCCCACTCCATCAAGAAAGGAGGAACTACGATGGCTCGTCGTAAGGCCCGTAAGGCGAAGCGGTAACTAAATGACGGGGGGAACCCGTTATTACCGTTGTGCGCCGGGGGGACGCACTCTGTAAATATATCTCCCCGCTTGATTTTTTATAGACGAATAGACTAACCAACTGTTACGAAGTGTTTGGAGGCGTAAATGGCAGTACCTTCAGATAGGATGATGCAGCTAATGGCAGCGGGTCGCGGTGGCGAACCTGATGCTGGTTCTGCGCCCGATGAAGTCGTGCCGCCCATGGGCGCTCCGATGATGACCCCTGAGCCGAAGATGGGCAACAAGGAAGCTGCGCTCATCAATGTTGGGCTTGCGCTGGACTTGCTTGAGCAATCGCTGCCGGCGCTTGGGTCTGAATCTACCGAAGGCATTAAGGTCATGGCTGCGCTGCGCACCCTCACGGGTTTGATGCAGCCGCGTCAGGCCAAGACCAACGAGTTGAAGAACGCAGAAATCCTTCAGCTTCTCCAATCCTTGCCGCAGGCGGGTGGTGGGACGCCGGAAGGTAGGGCTATGGCGGGCGCCCCGCCTATTCCCTGGAATGGCTGGTGGGGCGATGCCGCCTCCGATGCCGCCGGGCGCTCCCCCAATGCCTCCTGGCGCGGGCGCTCCCCCGCCGGGTGGTATGCCAATGCCGCCTCCGGGCGGCGCCATGCCTATGTAGGAGAAAACCTATGGACCTTTTTAAGCCGCGTGGCGCCGCGAGTGTTCGTCGACCCGACTGACAACAGCCAGCAGAACGGTCAGATCATCAACACGCCGCGTTATGCGACGATGGGTGGTCTTTCCACTGCCGCCAAAATCGGGACGAAGAACAAGATGGGTATTGTTCCTCCCGGTGACGGCAAGCGCGTAATCTAAGCCAGAGGTAGGGAAACATGGCTTCGCTTGAAGATTTGACACCTGATGCGCGGGACGAGTTGGCTCTCCTCGCGCGTCAGCTTGCGGAAAACCCCGCAACTCGCAAAGAGTTTTTGCGTCTGACTAAGCGGGCAAAGCCCGATATTCCCATTCCTGAGTTGGAAATCGAAGATTCGGTTTACCAGCAAACGTCAGCGTCGAACGCCAAGGTGGAAGCACTCGAGGCGAAGCTGCGTGAAAAGGAAGCGATGGACGAGTTGCAGCGTCGTCGCAACGCCCTGTTGAAAAAGGGCAAAGTTTCTGATGAGTCCGAGATTGAGCAGATCGAAAAGATCATGCTTGAGAAGGGCATCACTGACCATGAAACCGCAGCGGACTACCACAAGTGGATGCGCGAGCAAGCAGCGCCGACGCCAACGTCTTTCACACGCAATGTGATGGATGTTACGGCGCGCAGCACGCTTTCGTCCTTTTGGAAGAACCCGCAAGTCGCGGCACGAGATGAGGCGAGCAAGGCTTTGATGGAACTTCGGGGAAAACCCAACCGTCCCATTGGACTTTGATCGCATCTAGGGAAACGTAACTTCGCTTCGGAGATAAACCATGCCTATCGGTGGTGGTATTCTTCCGGCTACGGGTAGTACGCAATACACCGAGTTGACTTATGTGACTCGTAGGGCGTTTATCCCGAAGCTGGTTGTTCAAATCTACAACAGCACCCCGCTCATGGCGGCGCTCATTGCCAATAGCCAACAGGCTACGGGCGGTGTGTCCTCCGTGACCGTGCCGGTGCAAGGCGCTCAGTTTGTCAACGCTCAATGGTCTGATTACAGCGGCTCCTTTGCGCAGCCGTCTGTACAGCAAGGCGCGTACAACGCTGAGTTCAACCTGAAACTGATGATCGCGCCCGTGCCGTTCCTCGGCATGGAAGGTGCGGTGCAGCAGGATCACGCCATTATCCCGCTCATCGAGGCTCGCATGAACGATGCGACCAACGTGATGATGGATGGTATGGCTACCGCGCTGTACACCAACACGACCAACACGCAGCAGTTCACGGGCTTGCCCGCCGCTGTTGACGATGGCACCGGCACCGCGACCTACGGCAACATCAATCGCTCGACCTACACTTGGTGGAAGTCGAAGCAGTATGCCGCCGGTTCCGTGAACCCAACCCGTCAGAACATCCTTCAGTACATCTCCGGTACGGTGAAGAACGGCGCTGAAGTGCCGACCTTTGGCGTGTGCGGCTTTGGTACTTGGACACTGCTGGCGCAGGATTACGTGGGTCAAGAACAGTAC